GTATGTAAGCCAATCATCCTATTAATATATGGTACCTACCCAAACTCCAGATTTTGCAATTTCCCTACAAAACATTTCCCTACAAAACGAGGATTGATTCCGCGCGCGAGAAAAAAAAGCTGGAAAAGTTGCTTATGGAGGATAAGAGTGGTTAGAATGAGAAAGAATGTTAGAAACAGAAGGAGACCGAATAACGATACCATTTAAGCCGACGATGAAGCAATTGGAGTTATTTAAAGATAAGACAAGATTCAAGGTTAGTTGTTGGGGGAGAAGATCGGGAAAGTCGACATACGCGTTAAATTTGGCGCAGATGGTGGCATTGAGTAAAGCTGGAGCAAAGATATGGATAGTATTACCGACGTATGGGCAAGCGAAGGAGATATATTGGATGGACGATGGGATGATAAACAAGTATGTATTAAAGGAGATGGGAGTGAGAAAGAACGTATCTGATTTGACGTTAGTATATCCAAATGGGTCGATAATATCATTTAAGGGAGCGGAGGAGTTCAACAAGTTAAGAGGAAGCGGATTAGATTTATTAATATGTGATGAGTATAGTGAGTGGTCGTATCCGCAGAGAGCGTGGGAGACGTTGAGGCCGGCATTATCGGACAAGAATGGGCAGGCGTTGTTTATAGGAACGCCAAAAGGAGAGAATTATTTCAAGAAGTTATTTGATTTGGGGCAAGGAGGAGATGCGGGATGGAAGTCGTGGAAAGTAACGACATGGGAAAGTGGAGCGCCGTGGACTTTAACAGAAGCAGGAAAGCAAGAGATGATAGATTTGCGAGAAGGAAAGTCAGAGGATTGGTTTATGCAGGAGTACGGGGCAGAGTTCAGAAAGTATACGGGATTGGTATTTAAGGAATTTGATGTAGAGAAGCACGTGGGAGAATTTGAGGTAGAGGAAGAATATGTAATGGAATTGGGGATGGATTTCGGGTGGAACGACCCGACGACGTGTATATTTTGTTATTTTGACAAAGAGGACACGTTGTGGGTATTTGATGAATACAGTGTGACTGAGACGAATGCGAGAATGCATGCTGGTCTATTATTGGCAAAAAGATATCAGTACAAGAACAAGCTAAAGCACATAATGGGAGATCCGGCAGCGAAGCAGACGATAAAAGATTTCGGGTTATACGATTGGCATGTAACGCCGGCAGTGAAAGGAAAAGGCAGTGTAAAAGTGGGAATAGACCGTGTAGAGGATATGTTGAGGACTAATTTTAGTACAGGAAAGCCGAGAATGATTATACACAGTAAGTGTACGGTATTGATTGACGAGATGCTTAAATATTCATGGAAAGAGAGAAAAGGAGACGGAAGTGCTTTAAAAGATGAGCCAGTTGATAAGAACAATCATATGATAGATGCTTTGAGATATGTATTAATGCATCATGGGAGGCAAGAGGTTGTCAAACCGGTAAGGAAAGTTGTATCCTATGGATATCGTCCAAACGGTGGATATGGAAGATAATTTAATTTAACAACGTAATTTACGAATATGCGCTATTTTTTAGTAATTAACGACACAGAAACCGACATATATCGGAGCTGGTCAATCACATTATTCACACCTTTGATGAAAGCTGCATGGGAGAGCTACATATTAACACCGGGCTACATAGGAGATTCGCCGGAAGCGCAGACGCAGAGAAACAGATTACCTGTAGCGTTAAAGGTAAGGGAGTGGGTAAATGCGGAGCAATGGGGAGAAATAGAGAAGACGTATAATGAGAAGCAAGAGCGAATGATAAATGTTATGGTTAGAAACCCTAACACGAATGTTAACGAGGCGGAGTATAAGTTTAAGTTACCAGGTAACAGCAAGATGGTTATTACAGAAGACCAGTTGGCTACTTTCAGAATTTTGGAGAAAAAAGAGATCAGACAAAAGAAGAATCAGTGGGGAGAAATGCCGACAAGTTATTTTGAGGGGTTATTGACGATTGAGGATTACAGAATAGACAGAGAAGAGAAGTTATTTAACAAGGAAGTATTAAATATTGCTTTCGGATTAAACGAAGAGATGGGAAGACCAAAGATCGTGGAGATTCCCGTAGAGATTCCCGTAGAGATTCCCGTAGAGATAGCGAGAGCGCTTGAGAATGAGGCTGTAGAGGTCACAGAAGCCCCGTTCGAGGTTAAGACTGACGATAGTGGTATGCCGATTGCAAAGCTCACTGCAACGAAGCATATGTACACATTAGAAGAATTGCAAGCGTTTGGGTGGCAAGATTTACTACATAACGTGGCCCCTAAATATAAGATTGGGGCGTTGTATGGAAAAAAGCGAGTTGATATTGAGCGAGCCATATTAGAAGCACAACTTAAAGATGCCATTAGTGATTAAAGCGCAATGTTTAAGCTGTAAGAAGCTTTTCAGTAATATACAAGACACCGTAGTTCTTAAAGAGCGGCTTAGTGGAGTATTGACAGGAAAGGCGATGAGATTGTGTTACAACTGTGAGAAGGATTATTTCAAGGGAGAGGTTAAGAAGATGGATTACAATTTATCGGCAGCTGAGAAGAAAAACGTATTAATGATTACAGGAACTGAGAATATGACGGCAGCGAAAGAGTCATTAAATAGATTTATTAAAGAAAGCTGGAGTAGATATTATGATTAATCAAAATGAAGTGCAGGCGTACACAACGATTGTAACGTCGCCTGGAATAGTGAGTGTGGATGTTGTTGAGATGACACGTGGAGAGTATATGATTGTAGTTAAGATACTTAATTGGTTACGTAAGACTAAGTATGGTAATTTGGAGGTAGTTGTGAATACGCATGTAGTTGAAGACCGAAGTGGACGAAAAACTAAGGCACGTGCAATAGACATTATCCCATCAGAGAGGGAAAGGGTGGCGCTGCCCCCTGTTGTTGAGGTGTAAGTGGTGATAAAATAGTGTAAATTAGTTAATTAAACCCAAAAAGGGGCGCTAAGCAGATGCTACGCGCCCTTTCTACATATCTATATGCCGTATAACAGAGAATCAACAAACAAGAAAGAAGATCAGGAAACCAGTTATGGAAAGTGGAAGTCTTTGCATAAATTTTCTACTACTAAGAACAATCGGGAGCAGTTCGAGGTTGTGGAGCAAGTATTAAAGGAGTTCCAACAGGCCAAAACAGCGCGTGAGAATGGTTGTTATTGGAATAACATTAGCGATGGTACTAGTAAGAGTTCATCATCAGGTGGTGGAGATTGGGCTAAATGGTGGAGCAACCAGGAGAAGTTATGGTCAATGTGGTTTCAGCCAATGGACGGCGACGATTTCCGTTCAAACGTAAAGAGTCCGATGACTACAGGGCGTGTAGAGTCCACTCTACATAAATTTAAAAAGATCAATTTACAGTGGGATGCTAAGCCAGATACAGAAGCGGACGTAGGAAAAGAGAAGATAGCTAACATATTATTAGATACTTGGTCATACAGATTAAACGCTAAGGCAGCTTTAGCAACCTGGGTAAAAGATGCGCTTATCCACGGTACAGCAATTGCCCGTGTGTCTTATCAGATTAAAAAGCAAGATTATAGATTTCCTAAAAAGGCAGCTGATATTTTAAAAGAGCTTGATAAAGAAAAGAAGACACAGATGGAGGAAGAATTAGCGGAAGGTAAAGTTGTATGGGGTGAAACGGAAGAGAAATATAAATATCAAGACATTGTATTAGAGCCAATCCCTTTAGCTGATTTTTATGTTGACCCGCAGGCAAGATGTTTGCATGGTGAAAGCTACGAAGCTAGATACGTTATAAGGAGAAGGGTTATAAGTTATGATGATTTTAAGTTAGAGTTTTGCAAGGACCCGAATGCTTTCAACACTGATAAAGTGAAGTCTATTAGTTTATATACACAAACAGAAGATTACAAGTTCTTTGCCCCGCCAAACGATGTAAATGATAGTGATTGTGTTCAGATATTGGAGTACGAAAATCAGGCTACTGATACGTATGCAGTGGTCGCAAATGATATTTTAGTAAAGCACAGCCCGTTGCCGTACAATCATAAAGAATTAACCTTTCACAAATTAGATTGTATTGAATTTGTGCATCAGTTCTACCATGTGGGTATACCAGATTTCTTGGCTAATATTCAAGGTACTCAAGAGATTTTATTAAACCTAATGCTTGACTATATATTCAGAAGTATGAATATGAAGTACATGGTTGATGGTTCGATATTTGGTGAATTTACAGAAAGCCACATGCGTGACGATAGCCAGTATATTCCCGTAGATACTTCTGACGGACAACCTTTAAGTTCTAAGGTTCAGCAGTTAGGGCATCAGCCTATTGGTTTTGATGCATTCCGTATTAACGATATTTTGAGCAACCTTGCCACGATGTCGAGTCAGATATCCGAAACGCAGATTGGTTTAGCTACGGGTGGACGAGATATGCCGGCGACTTTAGGTATGATCAATAAAGAGCAGGTTGAGTTGATGTTGGCTAGTTTGATTGATAATTTTTCTGGTGGTGGATTATTAACAGCTGGCAGGCAGATTTGGGCTTTGATGCAGCAGATGTATACAGTTGAAGAGGTAAAAAAGGCCACAGATTCTCCCGACAAGAAAGCGGAGCAGTCTTGGCGAACTGTAAGACTAGATGGATTA